GAGGAGGACATATCTCATTTTTCTTCGCCACCGTCAACAATGCCCTATAATTCCATATATCTACCAACTCTCGCGCAAATCTTATATGCATATTTCTAGGAAGATCCGTAAACCACTCCGAATTTGCATAGTTACCATACGAATTCATCGTCTGAAATAACTCCAATATTTTTAACTCCATCCTCTTAGCAGGATCCATTACCTCATTCTTTAACTCTATCTCAATCGGAATTTTTAACACCCTCGATATCCTTATCATATTCATAACATTATCTTTTACTTTATTATCAAATTCACTTCTATTATACGGATTCTTCGCCCTCAACCCTTCCTTCTGCATTAAATTATACAAAGAAACAATATTAAAACCATATACGAAGTCATCTTCATCACGATAACTATAAAACTGCGTCGTAGGTATATCGGCCATATCATCCATAGTAAAAAAATCAGTATCATTCGTACATATCTTACGATCCATCAATGCAGGACCTTGTAACCTATGCAACTTTCTACTCAAAAAACCTCTAAACACTTTTTGTATCGTTAAAGGACCAATCGAATTTTTACAATACTCATATATCCTGTTTGTCAAGTCCTCCTTATTACCACCTTTCGATATCTTATACCTCGTACATAATTTCTTTAATTCATCCATTTTATATTTTACAACCAACAATGTATTATAGTTATGAATAGATAACTCTTCTCGTTTTTTTAATGCCTTTTCCGTTTTTACACTACCACGTTCTTCACACTTACTCGACTCTTTTTCAGATTTTGAATTTACTCTATTACACATTTTAGAATTTGATTTTATCACTTTCTCACGCTTCTCATTCTTCTCTACCTTTTTATCTTCTACATTATTTACACTATTTACACTATTTACACTATTTACATTATTTGTGATGCTCGCCATCTCCGTCGAGCTAGTTGATGTAGTAGAATGAAAACTTACAGATACTATTATCTCGTTTACATCATTTATATCGCCTCCAGTAACAATTGACATCTTATTTATACGCACACTTGTCTATATTTCTTATATATTAACAATATTTTTTTAATATCTTATCGTACAATACATTACTATAGTTATAATAAACTATATTACTATTTTTTCACCTTATTACCATGATAAATAGTACCAGGCAAATGTACATATAAAACTCTATGTTTTATGTACTATTCTTAAATAGAACAAAAATATTATTTTTTACAAGAGTTTCTATTTTCGAATTATCGTTTATAACCACGCCGAATTTCCCAAAACAGAAAATTGAAGACACTATAAACATTAATATTATATAGCATGAACAATCAGTTACAAAGCCAATCCCACAAACCAACAATACAATGTCCGCTCAATCCGCATCCAACAAATCATCCAAGTCTTCCGCTCCGAAGGAAATTCTTTCAGGCGAGACTTTCAATCCCGATAAAGATATCAAATATTCCAAGCCCAAGGTAAACGCCTCTGGTGGTAAGAGCGTCGGAATTCTCAATGCTAGCACCAATGGAGCAACATATGTGTCCACTCCTCTCATGATGACATGGGGTGTTTCGGCATTCGAAGACAAGAAGACCGGTGAAAAGTCGTACAGCATGTCGCTGCAGTTTCCTGGCGAGGAGTACAATACTCCCGCTATCGCCAAGTTCCGCGCAAATATCGTCAAGTTTGAACAAAAAATCAAGGCAGATGCTCTCGCAAACCAAAAGGAATGGTTCGGCAAGTCGACCATGACCAAAGACCACATCGACATGTTCTGGACTCCTATTCTCAAGTTCGCCAAGGGCGAAAACGGAGAGCCCGACCAAAACAAGAACCCCACGCTCAACGTCAAGATGCCCATCTGGGAAGGTGTATGGAATGTTGAGCTGTTTGACTCTCAGTCTCGCAAAATCTTCCCTGATGCTGGAAACGAGCACACCACACCAGTCGACCTCATTGCAAAGGGGTCGCATGTCGCCGTCGTTCTTCAGTGCGGAGGTGTCTGGTTCGCCGGTGGTAAGTTCGGTGTTACCTGGAAGCTCTTCCAAGCTGTCGTCAAGCCCAAAACTACTCTTCGCGGCAAGTGTCACATTCAGCTTTCGTGCGATGACAAGAAGCTCGTAGAGACGCAAGAGCTTGATACTGTCAGCGATGATGACATTCCTGTTACTCAAACCGAGGATTCTGACAACGAAGAGCAAGAGTGTGATGGTGATGATGACAGCACACCCTCCGCTACCCCTGTTCCCGTCACTGCCCCTGCGCCAGCACCTGCTCCGGTTGTTGCTCCTGCATCCGATGAGTCGAGTACTGGCGGTGGCGTCAAGAAGATTGTCAAGAAGGTTGTGAAGAAGTAAAACAGTAGTTACACTTGCTCACAGGTTATAACAGACAGTAAGTAGTACCTAATCTCTCGGTGGTTAAAATAAATACACAGGTAAGTGAATACGAATATAAAGTGTAATAATTTTAAATAACTATTGCTAACACATTTTGATATACAGGTACCATATTTTTTTATGTATTGGATTACATAAACAAATTAAAATTATTATTAAAATTATTATTAAAATTAAGCTTTATATTTTGTTTTTGCATACTCTGAATAATTTTTACCAAATGTGGTTTGTAACAATAAAATATAACTTTTAATAACTTCGTTGTAAGAAACATTATTTTTTTCTACCATACTCAATAATTCAGTAAAACCTTTTATTAAATCTTGTATAACTTTATCATGTGATTTATCATGTTGTTCGTTACGATAAACAAGTGAAAGTATTCTTATAATACTTTTAAAAAATGTAATGTAGTCTTGGTTTTTGTCACTAAACCCTCTATACTTGCGCAACTCTCCGTCGCCATAATCTATAATTTTTGCCGAGTAAGGACTCTCCAAAGAAAGAGGCTCTATAAGAAAAATGGAGTCAGTATTAAGGGTTTTATGTACTATATTACCATCTATCATTTTTTTTATTCCGACTACAATATTTGCGAGAAGACTAAATAAAACACTAGGTTCTGGTATTGTTTTGGAATCTTTTCTTACATTAAAAACATTTTTCAAGTAATACGTTAAATTATGGTTACCCGAAAAGGCGAGATTAAAAACGAAGAATTCTTTTATATCATATGTCGGTTTCGTTAATGAACATTTTTGAAAATCATCGGGTATATGTTTATTTTCTAACTCATATGCATCTACTAATAAACTATGAAATAATCCCTTCGGATCTATGTCTCTCATTTTTTTAAGAATTTTAAACTCGTGTCTATATTCGCTAAAGGCATTGTTTTTAAGAACTACTTTTGAAACGATATTTCCGTTATGTGTTAGAGAGAGTTTGGAAGTAAGTTCTGGACGAAATACGCACCCAAAGTTGCCTTGCCCTATAATCGAACCCCCTGATAATACTCTATTCCTACCTCTTCGTATAGTTTTATGAAATATTTTGTTACTTCTATTAGTCTTATATTTTCTATTTTTTTTTACTTTATATGTTTTTCTCATAAACACGTATAAGGTATCGTATATATATTATAGTATTACTTTATTTTTTATCTATCATAATTTCTTTACCTATATTTTTTATTATTTTTTTTTCGTAGTTATCATAGTTTTCGATGGGTTCACATATTGATCGCATCATTGTTAAATACTCTAGTTGTTTTCTTTCTGTATCCATCCAGTCTGGGTTATCTATTGCCCACTGTTGTAATGCGGTTCGCTCCTTATCAGCAATTTTTACAATCGTATTTTTTATCATCTCGTTACTATCATCTTTCAGCCACTTGTCTTCGTCTTTTATATACATGGTGTCACGTTTTATATCCGTGCAATGAATAGGGCGTTTATAAATATCCAATTCTTTTAGTCCTTTTATTAAAACATCGGTTATACCACGCGATATACCATTTGTCTTTGAAAACAATAAATCCTCCAATGTTATCTTTAACGAATCTATAAAATCTGATATATTTAATGCGTCCTTACACTGCTCATTCAAGAATACATTCAGGTTAAAATTGTTGTTCATCGTATTATTAGTTGTGTTATTTGTATTATTAGTTATATTACCGATTTTAGGTATTATATTATTTATTTGCTCCTGTTGTCCTTTTATTATTTTCATCATTTCTTTATTATCATTTATCAATTCTATAAACATATGTTTAGTTATTATTATTTTATTGTCTGAGCATATATCATCTTCGGTCGTTTCGTATGTTTCTTTATTATCTTCTTCATCATGTATCGAATATTTCCCAGGTGTATTGACGGCGATACATGTTCGCTTATGCTTTGCTAGACTTGAACTATGATTATATTTGTTACCACATGCGCAAACGAATATCATGAAAAGGTTGTTTGGCGTTTTTTTGCTAGTCTCGACTAGTCGTTTATGCTTGTTGGTCACAATATGTCTTTCATAGTCACTTTGTTTACAGCATTTAAAGTCACAAATTTCGCACACAAAATGTGGCGTTTTTTTGGCGGTTTTTGAGCTAGTCTTTTCCATATATATAGACTAGCAAAAAAAACGCCTAAATCCTTTTCATATAATATATAAAAAAGTTGAAAATTTATGGTAACAAAAAAATCAACTTAAAAAACAGATTTAGAGCATTATGCTCTGAGTGACGAATGCATTGCTTTTTTCAAAAGTCTACCCCCGGTTTTGAAAAATGGACAAAAATAAATGTCCAATTTTGAAAAAGGGCCTCCGAGAGTTGAAATTTCAATACATCATCACTCTTTCGGCGTCCGCCCTCCCTATTTCGTGAGGTTACCTTTATGCTTTAAAAATATAAAAAATTTAGAATACAAACAACAGCATTACCTAGGGGAAATAATGTTCGCATATTATTTGCAAAAGATGGGGCAAAACATGGCGAACGTCTTTTTCGTAAAACAAGGATGGCTCTTTTCGAGGATGTTTTTGATATTTTTAGTGATAGTCTTGGGAGGGTTTTCTTGGGATGGTCCGAAATGGGCGATGTTGTTTTATGGATGTATGGTACCTATAAAAACTTGAGATGTTACAGATTCGTGAGAAATGGGGAAATTCGTTATTTAATAATTCAAAATTCAAAACTGTTATTTGTTCGAAATATTAACTTTTTATTATATATAAGTAAAATTACTAATATATAATAAATCTGATATAAACCATTAACACAATTCTATGTTAACGATTATAGATGACTTCTCTGTAATATCATACATATGTTTCGTATTTATTAAGGGTATTCCGACACCGGATAGTACATATGTCTGATTACTTTTTATGTTCAATGCCGCGGCGTTTACCGTGAATTTTTTACTACCTATTTCAAAGTCAATACACTGTTTTTCTAATAAGTCTACAATCTTCATGCGAACATCTATGTAGATATCATTGTTAGAGTCTATGTATATATGAGACGGTGTTACAGGAATACAGCGAACGATTAGGTCAACTGATGTATTATCTGTTTTCCCCAACTTATAGTACAACTCTGTATGCCATAAAGGAACATAGAATATCTTGTCTTCATACTCTAATACATATACATTATTTTCGCCCATCATCTCATCTAAAGATACAGAAATAACAACTAGATTATCAAGCGCCATTTTACTTCTCATGATTTTCTCAAACAACTCCATCTTCTCTACACTTATATGAAACGCCTTATGATATGTCGTTATAATTTCGTATATATTATATGCTGCTTCTTTGTCCAGATCCTCAAACATTTTGACAGATAACTCTTGACAATCCTCAACTATTATTTTTATTAATGTATTGATAGTTATAGACGTATTTTCCTGCGATATAATCGTCATTTTTTGCAAAAGCGATTGGATAAACGTGCGAAATATTGACATATAACTATCGGAACCTCCGTTGTCATCTGTTGTTGCATCATTATCACCTCTATTAAACATATGAGACGTTACAGGCTCGTGAGAAATGTCGAAATTCAATAAATATAAATATGCATCATTAACTTGCTTGAAAATTTCGCATGATTCTTCGCTATTCGCATTTTTATCCGGATGATGCTTGAGAGCTAACAACCTATAATTCTTTTTTAACTCTTCTAACGTATAATTGTATTTTAGATTTAATATTTCACGAGCCTTCTGTGCTCTTTTTATATCCATTTACTATTGTTATTAGATTATACATGTAATTTTCTAAGTGATAAATTGGTCTATAATTATTATTATAATATTGTAAAAATATATTCGTTTTTAATAAAATATCAGAAATA